GCCCGCAGCTTTTGCGCCGTCGATCGCGCCTTGCGGCAAGGCAAGCGCCGGCGCATCGCTGCTCGGGTTATAGCCATTGGGATAGGTCGCAGCACCTGTAGGCGGCCCGCCACCCCAATTGAACAAACTGCCCACATCGATCTTGCCGATCGCGCCCAGGATCAATTGCGGCCAAGAGGCAAACCAGGCCAGCATTTCGTCAAACTTGACCACGATGCCATCCCAGATCATTTGCATGATCTGGCCGCCCAGCCCGACCATGTCGCCAACCGTCGCCATAATTGCCGAGGGGGCGCTGGCAAAAAAATCGACAACCGAGCGCCCGACATCGAGCACGGTGAGAATGGCGCCCGCGACAGCGCCGCCCACAGTCTCGCCCCAGCTGGCCCACTGTTCGTTGCTGGCCTCGACCGGCCCCAGCAGATCCATCACCCAATCGACCATGGCTTTACCGGCATCGATCACCGGCTGCAGCACTGGCATGATCGGCTCGATCGCCCCCATGAATGCCCGGCCAAACCCCTCAAAAAAGGCTGTCAGGCCCGACCAGTTGTTATAGATCCACAGCCCCGCTGCAGCGATCGCGGCCAGCATCAGGCCGACGCCAGAGAACAGCAGCGCGCCGCGCAGGATCATGGCCGCGTTTTTGACCACGTTGAACGGGTTGATCAGGGCCAGCAGCCCGGCAGCGCCCTTGGCCAGCACCAGGCCCAGATCGATCAGCCCACCCTTGAGAAACAGAAACGCCCAGCGCGCTGCCAGACTGGCCACGCGCAAGGCGACCAGGCCGCCCACGATCGCCACGATCGCCTGCACAATCTGGGGATGCTCGGCCGCAAAGTCGGCCATGGCGATCAGCATCGGCCCGACAGCCTCGGCCACGCCATTGATCGCCGGCAGCAGAGCTGCGCCGATCGCCAGCGCGATACCATCCACCTGATTCTTGAGCCGCTGCATGGCAAATTCCGAGGTGGCCGCCCGCTTGGCAAATTCTTCGGACACGCTGCCGGCATAATCGGTGGCATCGGCCACATAGCCCAGCGAGCGCTCAAGAGATTGCGTATTGCTCAAGAGCGGTGCCAGCGCCCGCGCCTCATCACCGAACAGCTCGCCCATTGTTGCCGCCTGCATTTCCTTTGGCAGCTGCCCCAGGCGCTTGATCACTTCCAGGGTTGTGCCGACAGCGTCTTGCTGCATGCCGGCCGCAACTTTGCGCGCATCGAGCCCGAGCGCCTTAAAGGCACTGCGCTGGCTCTTAGTGGCACTGGTGCCTTTGGTCAGCGAGCGCCCCATATTGCGAAATGACGTGCTGGCCACCTCGACCTCGGCGCCGGCGCTGATCATGGCCGAGCCGAAGGCGAGCGTTTCCTCTTTGGAATAGCCAAAGAACTCGCCTTGCGACGCCACGCGCCGGGTAAACTCGGTCAGGTTCGGCGCCGTCGATGCGGTGCGATCGGACAGATGATTGATGGCATCGGCATAGAGCATGGTCTCATCGATATTGAGCTGCAGCGCTTCCTTGATCTTGGCCAGATCCTCACCGGCCTGGGCACCGCTCACACCCCAGGCAAGCGCCGCCTTGGCCGTGCCCCTGGTGAAACCCAGCAGATCGCTATCGGCGATGCCCGAGGCGGCCGCATTCTCGGCCAGCGCAGCCAGCTCGGTGACCACCATGGGGATCTCGCTGGTCGCCAGCTTGCGCAAATCGCTGCCAAAATCCTGCAGCCCGGCGCCATCGAAATCGGACACCTTGCCGACATCGGCCATTGCACTCTCAAAGGCGATCGCCTGCTCGATCGGATTGGCCAGCGCCTTGGCCATCAGATAGGCGGCGCCGGCAGCGTCGACCATCTGGCCGCGCATATCGTTCATGCGCGCGGCATTGGCGCGCGCGGCACCTGTGAGATTGCCCACCGTGCGCCCGAGCATGCGTGCCGGCGCCGACGCCTGGTCGATCAGCGCGACGATCAGTTTCGAGGTGCGGGTGGTCATTTAGTTGCGCCTGGGGCTATAAAACCCAGCTGTTCACGGGAACCCGCACCCCAGAAGGTGCGGGCGCTCCCAGCGAAAACTGGAACTAAGATGTTCAGAAATTTGCGTATTTTCATTGCGTCGGCGATCCTGCTCACGGGCATCGCCTTAAGCGGGATTACGCTGTTCATAGAGGCGTCGATGCCGATCAAGTTGATCGTCATTGGGATATTCGCAGTCCCTACTCTGCTGCTGTTCTTCGCATTGTGGCCACGCGTAAAGCCCCGTCTCAGCACCGGGCACGCTAACACTCCGTACTTTGACGATAGTCAGCCGCGCGGGGCATTTCGGGAGTACCGCATCGAGTACGGGGACTCGAATGGCGAAGTTACCGAACGCGATATTTACGTCCTTGCTATCGACGCAAATGACCCGGATTTGGTCAAAGCATGGTGCTTCGCAAAAAATGACACCCGCAGCTTTCGATCAAGTCGTGTAATCAGCGCGATGCACGTGCCGTCAGGACGCGCAGTAAGGAACCTGGCCGGCGACTATCAAGCTAGGCACTAGCTATCCCGCTCCCTTGATGACTGGCGCCGCACCTAAGATGACCTGCCGAACCGCCAAGAGGCGATCCGGCGCTTGGTCGAGCAAGCCCTCAAACAAACCTAGCGCCGCCCCTTCGGCCTCTCTTTGGCCAGCTGGCGCGACAAGCTCATTGAATAATCGAGCAGCTTGTCGATGTCCCATTCCTCGACCTGGTCGATCGGGGTGTGGGTATGACGCGCGACCGCCAGGATAATGTCGCGCCAGGCTACTGGCTGGCCTTCGCTTCCATCGCCTTGGCCAGCGCCTGCGCCCGCTTTCCCATCAGTGGGGTCACCGCCGCCCCCACTTCGGCCAGATCTTCCATGTCCAGATCGAGGATGACATCGAGGGGCACGCCGGCCAGCTCGGCAAAGATGCGATAGCCGGCCCGCGTCTGGTCGGTCTCGCCTTCCCCGGTCAGGCCGTCGCGCGCTTTCATGCGCCGGAATGTCAGCTGGTCATAGGTGACCCCCTCATGGGTCACCGGGAACAGCAGCAGCACGGTGGCACTGGTCGGCAGCTGCGCCGGCGCTGGGCTTTTTGGTTTGCGTGCCATGCCCTAGATCCCCAGCGCCTTGCGATCGTCGGCGAACATATCCACGCCATTCATGCGGATCACATTCTCGAAAAAATCGACATAGAACAGCTCGATGCCATTGAGAATGAACTCATAATGCGTGACCTCGGCAAAGGTGTGATTGCACCCCTGCAGCTCGGCCGGGTCGCTTTCATCGGGCTCCCATGCCGAGATTGCGCCCTCAATGATGGCGCGGGCAGGAACAACGCCGCCGCCGCCCGGCTTCTTTTCGCGATAGGCGCCGGCAAACACCCAGCGATCAGTCTGGCCCATGCCACGGAACACATCGAGATCGATGCCCTTGGCTTCAAACTTGGGCTCAAGTGCCTCAAGGCGCGGCTGGGTGAATTTGACGGCCATCACGCCACCACCGGGCGAATGCTCGCTGCCGACAAAGGACAGCCCCGGCATGGCCAGCTTGGCGATCGTGGTGGCACGCGATGTGCCAGCTTCCTGGGCACGGCGCACGTCCACAGCAGACAGTTGATAGAGCGGCTGCATAGTCTTACCTCATTATGGAATGGTTGGCCTGGCCGGCACCGCGCCGGCCAGGCAATTAGGGCGCGGCGCTAGGCGACGGCCGACAGGCGCGCGACAATGTTGTTGACCAGGTCATCGAGCGCTGGCAGGTAGCGCGCCACCTCATGCTCGGCGACCTTGAACGCGGGCACCGGCTCGATCCCGACACTCAACTTGAGGTGACCCAGGCGGATATTGCTCGGGCTATTCTGGTCGGGCTTAAAGTCCAGCTCAAAGCCCAGAATATCCTCGGCCGCCTTGTGGTCGCGCAGCATGAACTTTTGCGAATTGAGCCATGCCTCGACCATGTCGGCCGAGACCCGCTTGCCCAGAAACTGCCGGGTGATCTCCATCATCTTGACGGTGAGATAATCGGCGCCGCGCACCTGGTGGATCTGCTTCCACAGCTCGCCGGTGGTGGTGTTATCGGTGCCAATGAACGTAAAACCACCATCGGCCACGGCACCATCCACGCCGGTTTCGCCCTGCACCACGATCGAGATCTCGGATTCCAGCAGCTGCTGGCCCTCGGTCGAGCCATCGAGCAGCGAGAACGGGATCTTGCGCGACACACCCGACAAGCCCAGTACCGTGCGATTGGCAAATGGATTGAAGGGCTCGCCACCGTGCAGGTTATCGACCCGCATCATCAGGCCGATGATGCGCGGCCCCATGGCGCGGGTGACCAGGGTTTCGCCTTCATAGACGCGAGCAGCAACGCCAACCGGCAGGATCCGCTCAGAGTTGAAAAACTCACGCTGGGCGATCGCGTCGGCCTTGGTGTCTGGATCGAGATCCACAACGGCCACGGCCAGCAGCTTTTCGCAGGCGACGGCCAGCGGCGCCCAGATCGGGTTGGCCACTTCGGGCGCCGACTGCCAGCTGGTGCGCCCCACCCAGACCAGGCGCGGCGTGGCGCCAACCGTTGACGGGATCTCGGCGATCGCCGTGGGCGCGAGCGCGGCCGCAATATTCGCAACAGTTTCTGCCGTATCCTCGCCCTCGGCCACGCGCACCACAGTGACATCAGCGCCCGCATTGAGACCGCCCAGCTGGGCATGGATGGCCTTGACCGCATCAGCGAGCAGGCCGGTGCCCAGCGCCGTGACTGCAGCGGTGTCGCTGGTCGAGATCCGCACGGCCGTGCCCACCGGATAGGTGAGCGCCGTTGCATCCTCAGATGTCTCGATCACCAGGGCCTTGGAAAAATCCGCCCCAAGCGCGGGCTGCACCTCGTTTTCAGGGCGCGTGAAAGTCATGCCGAAAGCTGGTTTCGTCATCGGGTAGTCTCCTATTATGAAAGGTTCGGCTAGTGGCTGGAAAAGCGGCCGTAGATCACAACGGCCAGGAACATGACCCACGCTTTCCAGGGCGAAACACCCAGGGCGGTCAGGGCTTCGAGAAAGATGCTGTGCGCCGTCAACCGATCGAAATCGGGCAAACTCAGCAGGTAGTCATGCAGCACCGCTGCAGCTGCATATTGCGGATCGTGGGGCGGCAGCAGCCACCACAGCAGGCGCGGAACGCTGGCCAGATCAGTCACGAAAAGCCGGGGCACCGCGACAGTCAGACCCGAGCCCTTAAAGCCCACGTCAAAAGAAAACGGGCGCTCGGTGATGTAGCGCCCGTCACTCCATGGGCTGATCACCAGGGGATCTGTGAATTTGCTCATGGCACTATTCTGCGTTGAGCGATGCCATAAAGGCTGCAGCGGCCACCTTGGCATCAATCAGCGCAGCATTGACCTCGGTGGGCTCAGTTGCCGCCTCGATCGCGTCCTGGGTGCGGGCGCGCACGCCATTGACGAATTGGGCGATCAGAGCCCAAGCAGTGGCATTCTGCTGGACGAGCGCCGCTTTCTGCTTGAGCTGGGTCAAGCGCTCGGCATCTGTAGCTTCACCCAAATGGTAGGTGCAGACAGCGGTCAGAAAGGGCGCCAAGTCCAATGTCGCGCTTTCGCCAGCTGAAAGCACGGCCTCTGCCTCAGACTTTTGCAGATCCCAGCTCTGGACTTCGGCATGCGGATAGGCGGCTAGGTGATTGGTGGTCAGCCCATTGAGGTGCAGGATCAGCTCTTTGTTTGCTGACTGCTTTGTGAAGCTGAGCAGGTCCGCCGCTGCCTGGGCTGCGGGGTCGGGAGTTTCAATTGGTTCGTCAGGCATGTTGTCTCCTATGCTACCCGGCCAAGCAGGGTGCCGTTGTTGATCAGGCTTTCGATATTTGCAGCGCCGTTGATGTATCGGCCGGCGAGGCCGCCAGCCGCGCCACCAGAGCCGCTGCCGTTGTTGCCGGTCGCGCCGGTGTTGCCGCTGGCGCCCGATGCGCCCCAGCCGCCGCCGTTGCCACCTTTACCGCCAGCGCCCGCGTTCGTGCCGCCGCCAGCACTGTTGCTGCCATCCTGGTAAACGTTTGCTAGCGAAGAGCTGTATCCGGTGCCGCGACCCCCAGCGCCGCCAGCGCCGCCATTGGTGTAGTAGGTCTGGGTCGAATTGTAGGTACGGTAGATGCCGTAGTATTCGTCGCCGCCGCCGCCGGCGCCCCTGAAACTGCCATACCAGTAAGAATAGGTCGTGTTGTTGGCGACCTGGGCACCGGCCCATGTGCCAACTTCAAGGCCCGCAGCAGCATAATACGTCCAGCCATAGCCGCCGCCGTAATAGTCACCACTTGCTGGCTCACGAACCTGCCTAGAGGTCTGATAATAGCCAGGTCCGCCCTGCCCGCCGACCCCGCCGCCACCGCCGCCTCCATAGATGCCGCCGTTGTTGACGAGGTGAACACCACCTTGACCGACATAGAGAGCTTCGCCTCCCACGCCGCTATTGCTGTAACCACCAGCGCCAAGGATATAGCCGTTGTTCTCAATGGTAAGGATATTACCGCGGCCTAAGCCAACGTTGAGCGCGGGAATGCCGGGCGTGTAGCTCCAAATGTGGACGCCCGCGCCAACGATGAGTTTTTTCCTGAGGTTGGCATTTGCCCAATCGCTATGCGTGAAATAATTCTGGGCGTTGATCTGGGCAGCGTTGGCCGTAATTGTGACGACGCGCTCGGCCGAATATTCCTTGAACCATGCGCCCGCGCTAAATCGGTCGACCGCCACAAATGGGCGCCAAACCCCATCGACCTTGCCCCATCCGGCCATCGGCGCCTTTTGGGCGCCCCCATGCTTGAGCAAGAGCGTCATGGCGCCACCTGAAACCACAAATCGCCGTCTGCACCACCACTTGGCTCATCAGTGGACACCGTCACATTGCGGGTGGCGGCAGTCCCCAAGCCCAGATTGGTGCGCGCCGTGGCCGCGTCATTGAGATCGGCCAGATTGCTCGACTGGCTCAGAAACAGATCTTCACCAAAGGCCGAGGCCGCAGATTGCCAAACAAACTCAGCGCCAACCTTGACCATCACATAGCCATCAGGCGCGTCACCCGAGCCAACCACATCGGTCAAATCGCCCATGGCAAATGTCGTGTCGGCCGGCATTAAGTCAGCCAGGGCATCGGCCAGCCCCTCGATCTCGCTGATCTCGTGGCCATGATCATCAGCTGCCAGGCCGCCGATCGCCTCGAACAGCTGATGAATGTCATTGTCGATCGCCGGCAGCACTGACTGCTCAAGGTTCGCGATCTCTTGCTTGACCGAGTTGGTAGTTAGCGGCAGCTGATAGCCGCGATGGATTGTGAGATTTGTCATTGTCCTGCGCTCCCTACATTGCGGCCGCGCCGAAATCGGCAGCGCGCGGGCGTGCCGCTGGTCCACCCGTTAGTTTGAGTTTGAACCGCATCAGGGGCGCCGAAAGGCTGCCAATGCGATAGTTGCGCTCGACCCAGGCGGGATCTGGTGAGATCTCAGTGGCTTCAAGCGGCATTGTTTGCCAGTCGTCATCGGCCAGATCGTACTCCATCGAAAAGGTCGACCCGCCAGGTAGGGACAAGCGAACATAGGCCGACACACGATCGGCCGAGCTGATGTCAAACGCCCGGCTGACATAGTCCGCCTCGGTGGCGATCTTGCCGGCCACCAGCACCACCGGCGCAAACAGGATCGGCGATAATGTCGCGCTGCCCGAAAGCTCGACCGACAGGGTCACCGTCTCGGTGATGTGTTCACTCAACTGCAGTACCTGCCAGGGCAACAGCCGATACACCTCGCCATTGGTGCGCGTGACCTTGAACACCACCGAGCAATCCCGGCTGGGCAGATCAATCATGGCCTGCACCATCAAATCACTGCACTCGACCAGATCGAAAGTGCCAAGCTCCACTGTCTTGGTCGTCACCGGATAGCGCGCGGCGATCAGGCGGAATGCCAGCGCTTCATTCTGGTGGGCTGTCCAGGTACTGGCATTGACCGAGGAAAGCCGAGGCCCGACCGGATAGGGGTGCACCGAAACCGGCTTTTGCAGATCCGCATCGAACTGGCCAAGCGCGGCCATTGAGATCGAGTGATCACCGTCATCGGTCTTGATGACAAAGGCATGGTAACGATCATTTGGGGTGGTCACTGGCAGATTGTAGCGGCCAGACTTCCACCCCTCGGCCGCGCCAATCATCGACACGAATGCCTCAGCTTCAACGTTAGTGGTTGGCTGGCCATTGTCGACCTCGACCTGGTGCACCAACACGTGATTGCTGGTGTCGCCGATATTGCAAAGGTGAAAATCAACGCCGAGCAATTGCCGAGTGCCTGGCGGCAGAAAGATCTGGGCTTGCGGGTCAGCTTGCACACGCCCGCCGCTATCACCACCCTGCCAGGTCTCATCATTTCCGCTGCTGCTTGAACTGGCGACAGGTGCCACCCATCGGGTGATCGTGGTGACACGACGCATCACGTCGATCGCCAGCGTGCCCTGCCCCGTAAACAATGCCTCGGCGATCGTGCCATCCTCGGCACCCACGGCCCGCACTGTTTTCGTGCCGGCCGTGACATTAGCCGGAATCGTGAAACTGCCGACAATCTCGCCATTGCCATCAGCTGCCAATTCCCCGGCCGGCTTCACATCGATGCCGTCAAAAGTCAGCTCGGTGAGTATTTCACCATCAAAAAAGCCAGACAGTTTGAAAGCCACCGAGCGCTGGCGCAGGAATGGCAGCGCCTCATCGCGGCTGGAAAGGGTTTGCGTGGCCGTGCTTGTTTCCTCAAGCGGCCCGCCCCATGACTGGATCCCGCGCTGAAATTCGACCGTAGCGGCCGAGGCCCATTGCGTGACTTGTTCTGTCCAAAAATCAGCGGCAGGGGTCAGCACCAGCGCGCCGGGCATCACTGCAAAATTCTGATATTCGTTGATCTTGACGCAACCGGTCTTGAGGGGCTGCTCGACTAGCACCTCTTCGACATAGTCTAGCAATACCGGCGCCGTCAGATTGGCGTCATAAAATGTGGGCTCGATCGCCAGCTGCAGAATGCGATCGCCAACAGCACCAGTCTGGGGCACCCCAGCATCGCGGTAATAGTCGGACTCAAAGGGGTCCACAAACATGTTCTTTTTTGCCGCTGGATCCCGACGGTCAACGGCCGAGCGCAGCCGCTCAAGCTGCAGCAGCCGCCCCTGATCTTCAACCTGGTTTTTGAGGCGCTGATACTCAGACCAGCTCGGGATCTGCACCCCGGTGATCTCGCCATCAACCTTGATGGTGGGCGTGCCCAGCCAGTCATTGTGCACCGAACATAGCGGCAGCACATTGCGGGGCGGAATTGGCATCACTGGATTGCTCGGCGCAGATACGCCCTTGATGTAGGCAGGCGCACCATTGGGCAGCAAACCGATCAGATCGATGCGCGGCAGCTTGAACGTATAAGCCAGGATGATCTCGCCACCGTCTGCACCGCCAGACAGAACAATCTCGGTATCTGTAAAGCTGTCTGGCACCACGCTATCGCGCCAACGGATCTTTGCCGTGTAGCTCGATCCCACCAAAGGCTCATCGCCCGCCAGGCCCCAATCCACGCCGTTGCCGGTGCGGGTGTAATCAACCCCGCCCGTAAAGGTGACTGCATCCTGTTTGACTTCCAAAATCTCGATCACCGAGGTTTTGGGCAGGCCGTCAATACCATTGGCCACAGCGCCGCGCGTAAGCGTGAAAGTGGCTTCTTTGGTGAGCAGGATCGTGGTGATGGTGTCGATCGGAAACTGATCGGTAACGATCGTTTGGGTCGCACCACCCACATAGGTGTGGGTCTCGCCTGGCACCGCGCCCACGTCCCAATCCTCGGGCTCAGAGACCCGCACGGCCGCGTGCCGAACGTTCTTATAACCACTGATGTTGGCCTCGCCTTCCTCGATCGAGAAATGCTGCGCGCCGCCATTTGCGCCCAGGGCGGTCACGCGATTGCCGGTGACGATGTAGTGGCCATGCGGGCGGTCATATTCCGCCAGGGCGGCTTTGAACCCCTCAAGCAGTGCCGGCGCATTCTGTTCAAGGATCGTGCCATCCTGCAGCAAATAGACCTGGTGAAATTCGCCATCGGCGCCATCATCACCCAATGCCCAGCTGATCGCGGCAATCTCACGCGCGGCGCCAGACTCGCCCTCGGCCAGAGACCCTGGCACTTGACCCAGCAGGCTCGGATCATCCTCGCCGGTGACAAAGTCTCGAACCAGGCGCACGCCGATCTGCACACTGCCGGTCATCGACACGCCAGCAATCACCCGCGCGGCCACTGGAAACTCATCGCCAGCAACATAGATCTTGCCCGCAGTCAGTGTGACGGTGCCGGCGCTGACATCAACAAACGCCATTGCGCCCTCGGTGCGATCGCCATTCTTGGCGATCAGGCGCCCCAGGCGATCGTGGCGGCCACGAATGACATCCTGCAGATCATTAAGCTCGCCACCCTGCAGCAGCGGGCGCTGGCCATAAAAAACCAGGCTCTGGATGTCTTGCCGCGACTTGGCGCGGGCAACAGCATTGGGCAGGCCGCTTTCATGAGCAGTCATTAGAACCTCATCAAAATTTTGATTTGCTCGCGCACGGTGCGCCGCATGGGAATAGTCACGGCCTGCACCGCAATGGCTTCGCCGCCTGAATACTGCGCGGGCGACAGCCACAGCTGCGCCGGCCTGGCGCCACCGGTGATCTCACCGCCAACCATCAGCGCCAGCTTGGCACATTCGACATCGGCAGCGTCATCGAACTGCGTGAGCGCCTCGGCATAAAGAATGCCGCCCGCCTGTTTTGGCGAATAGTCGACGCCATCATGGCTATAGGCGCCTTCAAACGCCGCCTCGACCGGGCGTACCGCCCGGCAGCGGCGATAGCCGATCACCGCGCCGGTATCATCGGACAGCCGCACATAGGGGCTCTTGTTTGAAAACCAGCCAGCCAGGATCGCGCGGCGCTGGGATTCAGGATCATCAACCCACAGAAAATCGGCATTGATCCACAGCAACTCATCGAGATCCACCCACAGCAGCTGCGCGGTCTCGACTGGATCAAGCCAGTTGCCGATCGCTTCGCCCTCGGTCTGGGTTAGGGTGTGTTCAAATTCATGGGTACGGCCAAACGACCAGACAGTGCCCGCCGCCGTGACAACCGTGCCACTCTCAAAATCGAGCATGGCGCCATCGAGCCGGGTTTCATCCAGCTCGACTGCACCCACATCATAACCGTGCACACCACGGCGCAGCTGCGAGCGCTTGGGCACCGATAGGCGGGTGATCCCCTCGATCCGCACTAGATCCGGCGCGTCTGCAGCCGGCAGGCTGTCGAAACGCAGTTGGAACGAATTCCACCAGGCGCGGCCGGTCCAGGCCGGCTCAATGGCGGCCGCATAGCCCACCCAGGCCAAGCCAATAGCAACCGCACTCAGCGTGCCGCGCAGGCGCTGCCAGCGCACGCCCTGATCAATCAAGTCATAAATGTTTGGAACGTATGGCGTCAGCTCGCCCAGGCCGTACTCATAAACCAGAAACGGCAGCATTGACGGGCGTGGCGACACCATCTTGACCCGGCGCAGCGCATTGATGCCGCTGCCGATGGCTGCAGCCGGCACCATGCCCTGGGCAAGCGCGACCTCAAACGGTGTGGCGTTTTCAGGCAGTACCGCTGACATCAGTATTCCCGTCCCTGCAGCACCAGGCTGACTGCGCCCAGAGCGCCGGCCTGATTGAACGGAATGACAATGTCATCAGCGGGCGCCACCAGTTCGACGCGGTGCACCCCATCACGCTGCAGCTGCGCGATCAGCCAGCTGCGCGTGAGATCGCGACCCACCAGCATGTCGCGTGACCAGGCTGCGCGCAGGTAT